GTTCCTATGAGTGCTATGAGTGCTATGAGTAAAATTGCTTTCATCTTGAGTCTCCTTGCGTCGGGAACTTGCCCAGGCTTCCGACTGCCTGATCTTTCTCGCTGTTCCAGCCCAGGACGGCTATCTTGAGCTTTCGCATCCGGTTCCACACCTTCTTGGGGTTATAGCCGAAGCGCTTCTCCCACTGTTTCTCAGTCCACTGCTGACCAGCGCCGTCGATGTATAGGACGGTCTCATCCGGATATTCAAGCCTGCCATTGGGGATACGCTTGATTTCCTCGGGTGTCTTACAAAACGAGGCAAATTCCTCATCCGTGAGCCCCTCCCCGGGCAAGCAGCAAGCCTCTTCCTTCTTTGGGGCCTTCTTAAATTGGTGTACCATAAAAATCCCTCAGATGTAAATTATGACCGAATCGTCCCAGTCGCTGCCATCGATCCACGTGGTGTCATTGATGGAGTCGATGGTCTCAGTCTCGTTCGTGGTCTGGTTGATATCGATCACCGGAGTCTGGTTCACTGGTGTATTCGCCCACACTGAGCCGTTCCACATATCCAGAGGAATGTTCTCAAATTCGGTGGCTGCATGTAATGAGAACTTTCCTTTAGCCTCCAGCCCGCCTATCGGGAATGGCCTCACGCTGCTAGCGAATGGCCTCGTAGGATAGGATATAGCCGTCATTTCGCCTTCTCCGGCAGCATCAACTATCGTGCCGTTGCTATCGGCCTCAGCCACTATCTCCCCAGAGAACTTCTTCAATCTGATCGAATAGTCGCCAGACTGGAAGGAGTAGGATGCGGTGCCATTGGAAATGTTCAGACCAGACGAAACGCCGCCGGGATAGACTTCGGCAGCGTAATCATACCGGCCCTGCGCGGTCGTCCGGTCGGTGACCTTATCGCTATCGTGCCAGGCTTCCATGTAGCCTTCGCCTTGGAACGATTCTGAGAGGATGCATGCACCGACAGAAACGAGCGGCAGAAGGACGATGATGAGCCACCACACTTTGGTAGGATCTATTTTCACGAAATTACCTCACTTAGATTTTTTGGCTGTTTTCTTTGCTGGCTTGACCGTCTCGACCTTTTTCTCTTTCTTGGCTTTCTCGGATGCCACCAATTCATCCAATGCCTGAAAGTCCGCATCGAGCGGAACTTTGACAGCCTCCGATAAGGCACCTATCTGCTTTCTCAGAGCTGCGATCTGGTCATCGATGCTGATCTGCCCGGCGACTATCTTGCCAATCGCCAGGTCATTCAGCCGCTTTTGCTGGGCTTCTGTCAACGTCATTGTATTCCAGCCTCCTGAGCAGCTAGATCTTGAGCCAGTTGCAAAACAGCAGCCTGTGCCGCCTCTAGGTAGAATTCTACTGCTTCAAGACCCGGCTGTACTTCCGGGGGCAATTCAAAGTCGAATCTATGGGCATCATAGACGTACTCGATTTCAGTGCCGTCTTCAGTTTCCTTTTCTTCCGTCTGTTCGTTCCACCGGACCAGAAGGTCACGAACGACATATCGGGAGCCATCGCGTTCGATATTGACGACCCCGTGCCAGGGCTGTTGAATATTAGATCTTTCTTTCATAAATGAAGAGCCTCCGTTGCATTATTTAGGATAAATTGGATTTTATCATTTTCAGTCACATACTTTCTTTCCAGGTTATAGCCGCTACAAAATTGGATCCATCCGATATAGGACATCACAGAACTTACGATGCTCTGAGGACTCATTTTTAGATAATTCTTCTCAATATGCCGAATCTTCGCCTTGAATCGCTTAGCAGATCTCTTTCTCAGCAACGTGTACGTCCGGAATGTCCTGTATCCCAAGAAATCAATGCCGGCAGAATCAACTGGAAACACCATGCTTTTGGGATTGATCGTAAGGTCCAAACGTTCTTTCAGAAATGATGTCATTTCTGTCAGAGTGTTCTTCAACAACCGACGATCACTATGCAGAATCACTCCATCATCGCCATAGCGGACGTAATAGCTCATTCCAAGGTCTTCTTTGATCCATCTGTCCAATGGAGATAGGTAGATCTGTGCAAAGTACTGGGATAGATAGTTCCCGATTGGGATATTCTTTGTACCACCTGGGCTGCGAATGATCTCCTCCAGAAGCCACAGAGTATCTTTGCACTTGATCTTGTGCTTGATTAATTCAAGTAGAATCTCGTGGTCCACAGACGGATAGAATTTGCTGATATCGAATTTCAGGCAGTATCTTGTCCCTTCGGGATTTTTGAGGAATTTCCGAAGCCTCGAGAGACCGGCGTGGAGACCTCTTCCGGGAATTGCCGAATAAACATCATCGATGAACGTTTTGTCCCAGATGGGTTGCAGGACATTCATAATTGCATGGTGAGCTATCCTATCGGGATAGTAAGGCAGCTTGTAGATGGTCCTTTCTTTGGGTTCAAACACTTTCATGACACGGTATTTAGAAGTCTGGTAAGTCTTTTCTAGGAGCATCGTCTGCAAGTTACCAAGATACTTCTCCGATTCATGGTTGACTTTCTGGACTTCGGTATAATGTGCCTTCCCTCTACGAGCTTTGAGGTGAGCTAGCCGAATGTTTTCAGCATCGCATATCTGATCATAGAGATTTCCGTATCGTTTCATGAAAAGCCTCGCCGAGGTGCCGAGCTTTCTCTTGCGATACTAACACCGCACCTCAGATAGCAATGTGTTCGACCTTTGGGTTCTGGTTAAGCGGCTGTTCGAGACTTGCTCTCCCGAGCTCGGGCTGTGCTGAATTCGTCTGATTCGAATTCGAGGTGACGTTATTCGCATTACGATAACTGACACCTGTGATCGTGGCATTGTTCCAATTCCCACTAGCTAGCTAAATTTTTTCGCGACTTAACCAATCCTGATTAGTTTAGGACAATGAATAGTACCGATCTATCTTGACTATTTTAGCCAAGAAAGGCATTTTATCGGCATACTTTTCAACCTGTTCGATCAGTACTTGCGAGCCGGTAAAGATAACGAACTTAACTCCGTTGATCTCAATTTGCAAAGTAAGATATTTTGCGTCTGGATTTTTGTTCTTGTTTGTGTATTGGCTTTTGCCTATCCTATATCCGGTGACAAGAAGCTCTATATTGAGGACCTCATCGATCCTCTTCTTTGGTCCTTCCAAACGCTTATCGTCTTTTGCAAATTCCGAGAACTTTAGATAGTCCATCGTCTTCACCCGATTATTTTTCGTTCTGCGTTCTCGTTCTCATAAGAACTCGGGCCGCGCCGAAGCCGTCCGATCCGAATACGAGGCGACGCTAAACGCAGCACGAAAACCGACACCCGCGAACGCGGCAAAGATCCAATACCCACCAGCCAGCCAAATGTTTGTCTGACCGGCTCTGTGCCAGTATATCCGATCGCAGAGGTAAGTGGAATCGCTGCCACCGCCGAGATTGGGCAAAACCAAGTACTTCGACAAATCCTCGTAGAGGATGTTCTTGGCATACGAATCCAAGTTCCCAGGATCTGCATATCGGACTGGAGCCGCTAAAGAGGACTCATAGTTCCCAGCGTCCATAGGGCATTTTGGTGTCCCTGTCCCGTCTCTCTTCAGGACGCGATAGGCAGCATCCAGAACATCGATGCCTATTACGAACTGATTCAAGTTGCCCCAAAGGTTCTCGATGCCTCTGTAGACTATGGGGGTCAGTCCATTCGTTCCCGTGCCCGTTCCTGTTCCATTGGCTGCAATATTGGTATCAGCGCTGAGAGCACCGTTGTTTTCGCCAGCGAATCCCGTACCGCTAACCTTGTCAACCACGCCTCGACCAATCCCTACAGAAGTAGACTGTGAATTCCAGTTAGCATACTCGATCAGGTAGAGCATTGTGAGCGCATCGAGCGTCCATATGTTCTCACAACCCCACCGGGTAGAACCGATGTTGTTGCAGTAAGTCTCACAGTTTTGCCTAGTTAACCCAAGAGCTTCACCGGTCCCAGTAGTCGCGGCTCTGGTAGCCCCGCCTACCTGGATATCCTCGGAGTTCGTCCAATTGCTCCAGGTTGCCCCAGGATACTTGACATAGAGGAAACCAGCCGCGTTGCCGTCTCCCCAATCACCCGATACCTTGTGGACAGCTACCACGATTACGGTATTTCCGGAAGTGGCGCCAACTACAGTGTCGCCTGCTGCGATCGCTACCGTCCCAGTACCAAACGGCAGCTTGCCCATGCACGTTCCTGTCCAAGGCTGCTTCCCAGTAGCGGACAGCATGTACAGAGTGCCGGAGGAGTTCACGGCTAATCCTCCGGTGTAGGCCCCCACGAAGAGCTGAGCACGCTCTGTGCCGCCGCGCTGCAAGAAAGCGGGATGAAGATCAAATCCTGGATACGGAAATGGAGATATCCACCATTTAAGATAATTGCCACTTTTTTCTGATTTGATATAATACCTTGGAACCCGGACCATGACTTGCCCGGCAGTACCGTCCAACGTGAGACCATCGCCTCTTGCATTATCCCCGAAAGTTGGAACTCCATCGACCGAAAGGGTGCATCGCTTCATACCACCCCAAACCGGATGCCTATCGAACCAGGCAGTCGATTTCTTGGTAATGACATCCCCATCAACATCGATCTGTTGAAGAGCAGAACTATCGCTGCCGGTGTTCCACATGACGCCAATGATCTTATCGGCCACGTCGTCATCTGCTACGTGAATACTGCTCATTTAAACCGCCTCAATGTAATAGTCCACGCCACCGATAACCCGATCA